AGGCGTAAAACAAGTGGCTTCGATGACCCATGCAAAGACTCAAGAGCTTGCTTCTGAAAAGCTTAAATCAACTAGACAATTATATTTAAATAATCTTGAATTTAAAGAGATAGATAGAGGTATCTGGATAGTAAGCCTTGATCAGCCAGCCTTATTTATAGAAGAGGGTAGAAAATCCGGCTCTATGATACCTGACCTTCTTAGAAGAAATGCAAAAACGGCAAAAGACGGCTCTAGGTACAAAGCCATACCATTTCAGCACAATAAACCACCTAGTCAAACTCCTAGAAAATCCGAGGAAATCGTAAGTTTGGTAAAATCTGAGCTAAAAGCTAGAAACATCCCCTATAAAAAAATTGAGTACAACGCAGACGGAAGCCCTAGGCTAGGCAGACTTCATGTTATAAAAGATATTCAATCCCCAAGACCAAGTGCTAGAGCGTCTCATGGGGTATTGGACAGTCTTACAATCTACCAAACAAAGTTACCATCTGGCAAAATTAGACGAGATATCATGACATTTAGGGTTGCAAGCACTAAACATGAGGGATCTAAATGGATCCATCCTGGAATGGAAGGGAAAAAGTTTATGGATGAAGCCTTAGAGTGGGCAGAGAAAATCTTTAATGATGAGATATTACCTTCGATACTGGAGAAGTATACAAAATGATCTTTGCTGGAGATGTAATCATAGCAGAAGCGATCCGTCAAGGATTAGAAGACATGAGAAAAAACCTCTGGCTTCTAGATGATGTTTTTGCAAATTTTACAAAAGAACCAGCTTTAAAGGATAAGTACGGCCAAAAAGAGATAGATGCAGCTAAAGATTGGTTTCTTAATAACAAGATCGAAGTAAATTTGCGCTACAGAAATGATAAGGACCAATTCCCTTGCGTAACAATTGCTCTTGGTAGCTCCTCTGAGAAGGAAGAGATGAAGCATCTTGGCGACCTCTCAACGGAGGTAGAAACCTTGATGCCTAATCAGATCGGTAAGCCTATACCTTATATCGTAAAACCTTTTATACCAATTTCTTATGATCAAACTACAGGGGTTCTTACCGTACCAGATTCGGTCAGTATGAGGGGTGTCCGTTCAGGCCAAATCCTTGTTGACCCAGATACAGGAAATGGTTATATTATTCAGGAAGTAATCTCAAACGGTATCAAGTTAGAACCGAACCTTAAAATAAGCCTTACAAGAGCAGGTATTGTTCCTCAGTATCAGATCTATAAAGCGAGAAGAGAGCACACCTTCTTTCAAGAAACGTATTCGATTGGATGTCATGTACACGGAGATCCAGCACCCCTTCTTTGGCTCCACGCTATCGTGCTTTACACAATTTTAAGGTACCGAGAAAGCCTTTTAGAGGGTAGGCAATTTGCGCAAAGCTCGGTAAGTAGCAGTGATCTTGTACAAAATCCTAACTTTGAAGGACCTGGTGGAGAAAATGTTTTTAGTCGTTACATAACCCTAACAGGACAAGTTGAGAATAGTTGGCTTAAAACACCTTTTAGAATCATCGAAGCTGTTGAAATTAATGAGGAAAACGAAGAAGGATTCCGCTCTGGTATTAAGATCTTATCGAACTTAGATAGTCCAGAATCTCTTGATACAGAAGACGATATTTGGACTACTATAGACGAAGATAATGATGATGACTAAAGAGAGGTAATCTTAACTGTATGGGAAATGGTGGCTTAAAAAAATCACTTTATCAAGCCTTTAAAAAGGCTTTGGAATCTAAGCGCAGCAATTCCCATGCTACCCAGCATATTGTTCGAGATATTCTTGACCAAAACATGATCCCTGAGGTGCCCTCCGATCGCATTCCCGCCAAAAAAGAAAATGTTCTTAACAAAGATATGTCCATCTCAGAAATGCACCAACAAAAGCAAGCTCAGGCTGAGGCCCAGCTTGGAATGCCCCCAAAGATGTCAGGTCCAAAGATGCCGGGTATGAACAAAGTTGGCGATACAAATTTAATGATGAAAGAAGAAAAAGGTGTGGGAAAGTTGAGAAAGTTCATGGAAAAATGTTCCATGAAAAAATCTCAGAAACAAAAATAGTATAAAAATACTTGAAATTATTACATTTTTTGTGGAGCATGAATCTTTTTTAAGAGGTCGAAAGTGGAACATAAGAAGGAATATACGGCAAAAGAAGTTGCGGAAGGCATCCTAGCTAGAGCTAAGGAATTGGCCAAAAATTATCTTCATAAAAGCGAGATGTCATCTAAAATGGAAAAGATGGATCCAAGAAACCAAAACTCAGCGCAGATGGCAGAGGTCAATGTTCCACAGCCTAAACCCCCACAAGGTGAGGAAAAACTTATCGCGAAGCGACCTCTTCAATTGAAGAAGTTTATGGAGAAGATTGAGGCCAAGAGGATGGCAAAAGCTGAGGGGCGATGCTGGGAAGGATATGAGCCTGTTCCCGGAAAGAAGCCATACACAAAAGGTTCTTGTAGGAAGAAATAATTATGGGCAGAAAAAGAAATCCTGATAAAAAAACCACTGAAGAAATCGTAAGGGAAGCTCTAGAAAAAGAAGAAAAGGAGTTTCGCTCGATTGTTCAGCCTAACTTTGAAGCACCTTCAAGTTCACAGGACACTAGGGAAGCTTTTTCTGCCTTTTGGGCAATAGCTAAGAAGGATTATAAAAAATCAAAAGATCTTGAAGAAGTTCTTTGGGCTCATCTTAAAGCTTCAGGCTTTGACAAGCCCGAGCTTTTTGAACAGGGTTTAGAACACTTTGGACTTAAAAAGTAAGTAGGAGAAGAAAATGGCAATCAGACTTACAACATCATTCATTTCAACAGTAACTCCAGGAGCCTACTTCGAGCAAAACGTTCGATCTACTCCTGTGGGGATTGGTGCGACAGGTGTCGTGGCAATCATCGGTGAGGCCGATGGGGGAGAAAGCTACACAACCGAGAAATTGAAAGAAAATTTTTATACCCCCGATCAGGCATCCAAGGTTCAGCAGAAATACATTTCTGGTCCTATCGTTGACGCTTTTCGAGCATTGAGCGCTCCATCTGCCGATGCTGATATTACAGGTTCCGTAAATCGCGTTTACATCCTAAAAACAAATACAGGTACAAAAGCACAGGCTGTTGTGGATACCAACTACGGAACTTTAAAAGCCAACAATTTTGGGAAAAACGGCAACAAGATCAAGTACAAGATTACTGCAAGCCAACTTGAAGATACTCCTACGGTCATCTCTGGTACGGTGCCTGCTTTCGGCGCTGCGCTCGACGGTGCGACACTAGACCTAAGAATCAATGGAGGCGCGGTCACAACCATCACTCTGAGCAACGTTCCTGCTAACCACTCAAACATCGCAACTTTGGTTACCGAGCTTAACGGTTTGTTACCAACCGGCTTAACCGCTGCTGCTGGTACTGCGCCTAACACTTTTGAGATTAGCATTAACGCCGATTCTGCCAATTACAGAAAGGGTTGGGGAAAAACTCTTGAGATAGTTTCTGGATCTCTTACCGCTCTTGCCTTAACTGCTGGTCTTTATAAATCTGCCGCTGAATCTGAGATCGAAGTTTCTGTCATCCGATCTGATATCGGTTTGGATGAAACCTTAGAAGCAAAAGGCCAAGTTGCGCTGGAAGTCGGATATGCTGGTACCACAGCAACCCTATCTATCTCCAACGCAAACATCTTAACTACCACAGTAACCGGTGGTACGGGTTCCAACCTTTCTATCGACATCACTCAGTACGCTACCGTAACTGATTTGGCAGCTTTCATCTCGTCTCAGGCTGGCTACACCGCTTCGGCTACGACTTTTGGTGCTCAAATGAACCCAAAAGATCTAGACAAGGTTACCAACATCGGAATCTGCGCTTCTGGTGCTTCTTTGAAGCCCGGTCGAATCAAGAGATCTTTAAAGAACTTCAAAGATGCGATCGCTACAAGCTCTGCCGTTGAGTTCACTGCCACAGATAAGGAAGGTCTTCCATCTCCTATGTCTGCTTATGTTTTCCTAAGCGGTGGAACTAAAGGTGCTACTACAGGTGCAGATATTGTTGATGCTTTAACAAAGCTTGAGGGTATCGCTGTTAATTTCGTAGTTCCTCTTTTCAGCAGAAATGCTACAGATGACATCGCCGATGCCTTAACAGAATCAAGCTCTACCTACACCATCGATGCTATTCATGCTGCCACCAAGAGCCATGTCCTTAAGATGAGTACCGCTAAACTTAAGAGACATCGCGTTGCGATGCTTTCTTTTAAAGGTTCTTATTCGGACGCCCAAGCAAAAGCGGCAACTTTAGCTAGTTATCGATGCTACCTTACATTCCAAGATGTTGACCAGATAGATTCTAAAGGAGAAAAGCAAACATTTGCTCCATGGTACTCTGCCTGTGTTGCCGCTGGAATGCAAGCCGCTGGATTCTATAAATCTTTCACAAACAAACTTGCTAACGTGATCGCTTACAAAGATCCTGCTGGCTTTGATAGTGGTTCTCCCGGAGATGTTGAACAGGCACTACTTGCCGGTCTTTTATTGCTACAATCTGCTACTGCTGGGGTTAAGTGGGTAAGCGACCAGTCAACATACGGAATTGACTCTAACTTTGTGTATAACAGCCTACAAGCTGTTTACGCCGCAGATGTCCTCGCTCTAGATCTGGCCGATAGCTTCCAAACTCAGTTTGTTGGTAAGTCTTTGGCCGATGTAACAAGAGCTGACGCTTTGGCTTTCCTAGCGCAAAAGATGGATATTTACCGAAGGATTAAGCTCATCGCATCCAGCGATGACGCACCTTTGGGTTACAAAAATGAAGATGTTACTATTAGCGGGCCAACCATGACTGTTAAGGTTGAGATTAAACTTGCTACTACTATCTTCTTTATCCCAATCTCTATCGATATCAGTCAGGTCGAACAGGCCGCATAAGGAATTAGGAGTATAAAATGGCAAAAACACTTACAGGTCCCAGAGCGGTGGTTAGCGTAGATGGCCAAGTTGTTGGTCTTTTTGAAAGCTGTACTTATGGGGTAAACATCGGAACAGAGCCTATTCATATTCTAGGTAGGTTTGGACCAGATGAAATTGCCCCCGTAAGCGCCGAGGCCGTCACTATCAACTGTTCCGGTTTCAGGGTTGTTGATCAGGGCGTCCACTTACTTCCCAAAATGCCAAAGCTTCAAGATCTTTTAAATCTTGGACCGGTCACGATCTCTATCCGAGATCGTCAAACTGGAAAGCTGATCATGAATGCGATTGGTTGCGTTCCTAATAGTTATAATACAGGCGTAAATGCTCGGGCTACATCCAGAATATCGGTAACCTATATGGGAATAAAGATTACCGACGAGTCTGGAGACCAAGAAGAACCAGACGCAACAAGTCTTCCCTAATAACTTCAAATACTTACAAGTATCCTGATAAAGCCCCCAAAGGGGGCTTTATTTTTTATGCTGGAGCTATCACCATTG